AAGAGATGACATCTCATACGCTATCGACGTCACTGCCGACCTCTTTGTCTTCGACATCCCTAGAGGACATATGCAATACATGCAGTATGCTAACCTCGAACAACTAAAGAATCGACTTGTCTTCAGCAATAAGTATCAAAGCCAAATGAAGATGATACCGCACAATGTATACGTGGTAGTGTTCTGTAATGAACCTCCTGATATGAATGCTCTTACAAACGATCGTTATAAACTAATTAACATCTAAGCCCTCCACGCGCTTGCGCATAGGGATAGAGTCTAAGGCAGCCTCTCGCTGTAACCCTAGTAGGGTTAGGGTTTGGGTCGGGACTAGAATGAATAAGTCTCCTTGAAGTACTTTATATGCTTCAACCTCAAATCCACACTGTCTGCTTGTGCTCCAAAAGCGACCAACTCGCTACTGATCACATGCCACATCACCAGGTACATGTTCTTTCCTTCCGGGAAGACACTACCTGCTTGGTATCTAATCTGACGCTTCAGAGGCATATACCATTCAATCAACCTCTCCTTGTTCCCAATGGTACTATCCATTGGTGCCAACTGGAGTCTCTTGTGCTTATGGACGTTGTATTTATCCGTGTTAATTGGATTACAACGCCAGTCTAATGCAGTGTTCGCCGCAGCATTGAAATCGACTTCTCTAGTGTTCCCATCGGACCGGAAGAAGTCTGCAAGGGGTATAGTCTCTGCATTATCAATCCCTGCTTTAGGACTAATAATGGCAAAATTAAACCAAAGTTTAGACTTGTTGTCATTCTCTGCACCTAGTGCCAATCGTCTTATATTCATGCAAAACTTGATGCCACGCATATTCACGCAATCTCTAACACGTCTGTCCAGCTGACTGTTTTCATTCGCGAGAGTCGTCTTTTCCGGTAGGTCTAACAGACGAAACTGATACAGAGTTTTAGTACTGAGGTTTTGCACATATTGATTCGTTTCGTGTTTCGCGTTGGATGTTCCTAAGGGTTCTCCAACTCTACGTCGCAAGACTGATTTACGCGCACGATTTGATGTACGACGACCTTTACGCTTCGCACGAACCGCACGAGCAAACTTGAGAGTCCGCCGTGCCACGGGAGTCACCATCCTCGCCGCCCGGTACACCTGCAAAGCACGTTGGCCGTAACGATAATATGGGTGTGCAGTAACTGCTCTACGTATAAGCGCGCCCCCCCCTCTTCGTACGATTGCTGAAGTGGGCATCCTCGAATTATGAAAAAAACGGGCTGGTATAGTATTACCCAGCCCGTTCTGGATCTTGGATCATAAAAATCATGCTCCTATCTTCTCAAGCAAAACGCTGGTGCTTCACAGTCTGCAATCCTACTGATGAAGAACAACTTAATCTGCACTTGCTGGGCGAGTCCATCAGCGCCGACGGCGACCAATCTTTCTGCTCATACCTCATCTTCGGTAATGAAGTCGGGGCCCAAGGCACCCCCCATTTGCAAGGATACCTCATCCTTCGCAAAAAAGCCCGCCTTTCGCGTATTAAAGAAGAACCTGGACTGTCCCGTGCACACCTGGAGATTGCTAGAGGCACCCATGCCCAAGCCAGCACCTATTGCAAGAAAGACGGACAGTTCGTTGAATTTGGAACTCCCCCTACCAAACCCGGAGCAGGTGCGCAGTGGGAGGACTTTCGTAACTGGGTTGCCACTCAGGACCCAGCACCGACAATTATGGACGTTTGGGAAACCTTTCCGTCCTTGGCCGCCCGAAACAAATCTGCAGTCTTGGAATGCATTGCAATCTTTGGAAAGAAATCCCCTCTTGTGGAGGGACCTTTCATCCATCTCTGGCAGCACCGACTCGATGGCATCGTCTCAGGAGATGCAGGAGACCGAATCATTAACTTCGTTGTAGACCCGGAAGGTAATAAAGGAAAATCTTGGCTGTGTCGTTATTGGATCTCGCACCGTGGTGGTACTCAATTCCTTTCTACTGGTAAAAGAGATGACATCTCATACGCTATCGACGTCACTGCCGACCTCTTTGTCTTCGACATCCCTAGAGGACATATGCAATACATGCAGTATGCTAACCTCGA